GTGGTGCACGCTCAGTGCTCGCCAGATCGACCACGCCAATCCACGAAACGACTTGTCGAACCGCTCCTCATCGGCCATGGTTGCAATCAATGGACGTGCCGTGATATCTGCAGCAATCTTGTAGGCTTCTGTTCTCACCGCTCTGTCTGTAATCAGATCCAGCCCCTGATATGGATTGCCCATTTTCAGCAGCATTGCTTCTTCTTTCGCCGCGTATCCCGCCAGCGTCTGAATCTGCAGTTTGTAAACTCGATTGTCTTTTTCCAGTCGTGCAGTGCGTCCACCACACAAATTAAACAAACCATCCGCCATGATTCACCCTTTCGTTAAACAACGTCCATTGCCGTGCCGCTCGATGACGGTGCACCCTGCCCGTCGAACTTGTAATCAATCGCAATCGGATCGCCAGAATCGGCGTCAACCGTAATTGAGCCAACTTCGGTAATCAGGATCGTTCCTGAAATGTAGTTGGTTGCGTCGACCAAAAACTGTGCCGCAGCTTCGTCGTCGACGACGAACGGCATAGCCTCGCCATCATGCAGCATGACAGTCACGGTTCCGCTCCACTCCTTCACGCCTTTGACAGATTTTCGCCAGCCGCCTGTGCTGTTGCTGGCATACTTCCCGGCGTTGCCTGTGATCGTCAATTCCCACTTACCTGTGTGTACTTCAACCGTTGGCGTTGAGCCGGTCTTGAATGACATATCCTTGCCGGAGAATACGTTGCCTGCTGTCATTTCCTCATCCTTAAATTATGGTTTTGCAATACCCGAGTAAACGATGCCCATCTTCAGATTGCTGGTGGTGGTAGCCACTCCCAGAACTGTCACAAAGTCGCCGGTCGCCAGATCGGCATACGGTGCAATCCCGCCAGCGTTGACACTGCAGACATAAACCTGTCCGACCGTGAAACCTGCGTTAAATGTCAGGTTTCCGCTGACCGCATACTGCAAAGGCTGACCGGCTGACGCACCATGTAGGGCAATGCCAACGCTTTGACTCGATGCCAAAACGTCCGCGTCTGTAGGCTTCAGTTTCAGGCTGTCTGTTGCGTCCTGATAGACCGGCTGCCCGGCTGTCACGGTTGCACCTGCAATGCCCATGACAACGCTTGTCGATGCCGTTCGGAGAACGCTCGCCGCTGTCACTGATACGTCTGCCATTTCACACTCCTACGTGATTCATTTCCAAACTGATCTGAGTTGCCCAAACGCCAGTCTGGTCATCCTGATTCGATTCCACCGCCCCAACTGGCCTGCAGCCTGTGATATTCAAACCGGCTCCCTGATAGCTCTTGTCTGACCACGCCGTGATAACCTCCTGTGCCAGATCCTTCGATGCGTCATAACTGATTGAAAGGCAGGTCACTTTGACAGAGCTTCTCCAGCCTCGTGCTGAATTGGTTCGCCACGCTGGTTCGGATGATATCGTCAGCACCACGCAATCATCAAAATAGTCGTCTTCATTTTCGTCGTCGGCCTTATCTTCGCGTTCCTGAATTACCTCAGTTGCGACCCGATACGAAGGCACGATAGCAGACAGGTTTGCTGTCGCTCCCCACCATTCGCTCAATGCCTGATCTAGTCCAGTTGCCGCCATTATGTGACCTTCGCTTTTCGCTTCGGTTTTGCTGTCGCTAGTTGCCTTAACTCAGTGCCGATAATCTTCCCGAGGATGTTCATGTTTCTGTCAATTGTCGGCTTCAGAAACGGCCGTTGTTTATTGTCTGGCCTGAATTCCCACAATGCCATGTATGGGGCGATTTTCTTGTCGACGAAGACTCTGGATTTTACCTGTTTGCCTTGCCGAAACAACTCCGCCTTGATTGCTGACTGGCCCTTCCCTGTTCTGCGTCTCGGCGGTTCTCCCGGCCTTGACGCCCCCGGATCTTCTGACGTCTCAACAGCAGACGCACCAACGAGCGACACATCACCTATTAACTCTCTTCGCGTCCTCGCTCGTTCTGCTGCCTTCAGCGCCTTTCGCTGTATCCTTTGGCGATCCAGTTTCTTTTTCTTGCGTGCCTGAATTGCCTTGCGTGCACCTCGCAGTGCCTTGCTCGTATTCTTCTTGCCGGCTTTCGTGAATCGCTTGACAGCTCGGACTGTCTTCTTCGTTCTTCTTGCCAGTGTTCGCCTGGCTTTGTTCGTGCTGGCTCTTGTTTGCCGGATCGTTTGTCGTGTCGTCTTTGCGATTCGCCTTGCCGCTTTTCGTCGGCCTGACGACAACTTCTTCGACGCCTTCCGCACGCTCTTGACGGCTTTCGCCCTGAGTTTTGAATATGCGGTTTTCTTGCTGCGTTTCATGTCTCGTCCGGCTCACTCCGCTGACGTCTTCGACTCGGCTGTTTTCTTTTCACGTACTGCCGACCCACTGCCATCTTCGCCAACTCTTTGACCTTTAGCGCTGCCTGCGTTAATGCCTCGGCCGTCGCCTTGTCGATGCCGTCCAGCAGCTCTTTCGTTCTGTCTTTTCGCTTCAGCTTAAACATCAGCACGCCTCAAAATCAGGTACGGCAAATCGACCCGATTCAGTGACGTTTCCAGCCTGTCAACGTAGAAGCTTTCGCCTGCCGCATTGGTGACAGTATCCGCTGAACCGATGTCGGCAACTGACTCCAACATCAAGTAAAACTCACCTTCCATTTTACGCCGCTTGCCGTCTTCCCTGACGACAATTTCAGCAGACGACTGAAACCATTTTCCACGAACGCCCAGCGTGTGTTCAGGTGTGCCAGCAGTGCCCGCACCCTTCTTCGATACGATCCACCGCCGTCGGCTGAATCTGACGATGTCATCGAGTTGAAGGTGGCAATACGACCGCTGTAAAGCAGTCTCTGCCGGATCTGTGTACATGACTCGCCATGTCGTTGTGGCGTTGTTGCGTTTGACCTGAAACAGGTTGCCAGCCGCTACTGATGTTGTTGCAATTGGCGTCCAGATATGTGCTCGCCGGATCGTCTGTCTGTCTGGTTGTTCAATCAGACGTACCACCCGATCCAGCGTAGCACCGGCAGAATTCGTCCAGCGTGCCCGTTCCCCGAGTTCGTCGGTGTTCAGGATTGCACAGACGTCTTCTGCCATCTGGTCTCTCAGGCTCATCGCGTTGCCTTCGCCTGCTGCTGAACTCGCGTCGCTGTGATGAAATCGCGACTCGCCAAATTCTGAATCATGTTGTCATCGACCTCGTTCACAGTCAGTGTCACTTCACGCCCGTCGGAGACTTCCAGAAAGCTGCCCGTTGAAAGACGGCTTCGGAAATGCCTCTTGTTTGTCTCTTTGTGGCGACCTTCTGCCGCGCTGCCAAGTCCAATCGAGTACGTTGTCATTTTTCAATTCCTTTACCGCCTAAAAATTGCCCCGGCTGCATGGCGGACACAGCCGGAGCCAAGCCGAATCGTCATTCGGCTTGTTGCTCGATAACTCACGCCAATCAGGTTGTCAGTGTGCAGAGAATTGACGTCCACCACGCGAAGTAGCCAACGTTATATCTCGCTTCTGCCATGAACTTGACGTCCTTTGTTTCCAAGTCGTCAATGCCCTTCATCATCCGCGTTAACGGTGCACGCCGCTGGAACACAAACGGCTTCACCGCTTCACCCGTCTTGAACAGGTACAACTTGACGTCGCTCGTCAGGTACGGGCTGGAAACAATCTGCGGACGATCAACGACAACGTTTGAGCTGTTGCTAATCAATTCGCTTTCCAGTGCGTCATACGCCAGATCTCGCAACGCAAGCGGAACCAAAAGCGTCAGGTCATTTAGCCGTCCAACCGTTGGTCGGTTGTAGAGTTTGCCCTGATCGTTTTTGAACGCCAGCATCGACCGAATCATCTTCCGAATTGCAGTCTTGACTTCTGCCACCGTTGGCGCGGAAGTGCTGGCGACCGTGCTCGTGACGTCGTTTGACTGCGTTCCAGAGTTGCCCCAAACGTGGTCAGTGTCGAAGAAAAACTGACCATCGAAGCAGGCTGTACTTTCTCCCTGCTCAAGCACCGAAAACCACAGCTCATCTGGGTGATGCGCGGCCTCGATTCCAAGCTGCTCAAGCACCGGCCCGTACTGCCCGAGATTGTCATCTGCCAAGTCTGTTTTCTTGATCAGCAGACTGTTTTCCCAGTGCTTGTTCTCCAGCACAAAATTGGCCGCCCGCAACTCAGAGAACTGGCGTTCCCCAAGCCACTCCCGCATCCCAGGCATGTTCCCGATCCACCCGTATTTCTCGCTGCTGCGAACGCTTGTGGCGTCGTAACAAACTTGCGGGTAAAACGGAGTGGATGCCGCCACTCTGTTGTCAAACTTCGCCGTCAGGTCTCTCAGCTTGATTTGTGCTGATGCAATATCCACAGTCATCGTCAGATCCTTTCAATCAAAAAACATCAGCCCAGCACGTCGATCATGACGTCCATCTGAGTTGCTGAAACGTAGTTCACCGCCCGGCCGATCCGGGAAGCGCTGGTAGATGTTGCAGTGATAACAAAATTGTCGGTCGCATAGATCAAGTCGCCAGCAGTTGCCTGTGTGAAACTCGATCCAGTCAACCGGAATACGCCATCGCTGTACAACTCACAAACCTTGTCGCCAGCCGATCCACCGGAGTTGTCGCATTGCTGGTAGACGACTCCAGCAAAGGCATTGGCCCCGGCGTTGTCGTCGTTTGTGATGTAGCCCGTCGAAGCGTCCCAGAACGCCAGTGTGTTCTGGTACAGATTGACCGCAGCCGCCTTGCACTGAATGATGTCGCCCGCGTCCTGCATCAACACAACTTGATTCGCTGAAACTGCCATAGCTCAACTCTCCTCACTTCTGCAAATGCTCAAGGCCATCATCAATCCGACGGCTTCGAATGTACTGCTCTTCTGACACGCTCAGAAGACTCCTGTGCTGACTGAATTCCGCTCTGTACTTCGCGTTCGGATCGGCTGGTGGCTCTGGTGCCGCATCCAAAACGCTTCCACGCTTGCCCATCAGATCTTTCAGCGCCGCCTGAGTCTCAGCAACGCTGAAACCAGCATCGACGAAAGCGTTAAACTTCTCGCCAACTCCAGCCAAGTCACACAGTGCCCTGATCTTCTTACAGCGGTCACGCTCAATTGCCGCAAGATCAGCGGTAGGAGTCGCGACAACCACCGGTTCAACCACCGCACTCAAATCAGCCACCGGCGTTTCTGGAACCTCGCTCGGTTGTTCAGTTTCTCCAGGCATGGCCTGTCCTTTACTTGAAAAATATCGGTCCAGAAACGCTGAGATACGACCTCGGACCACATCAGGTTCCGCATCTCCAAAATATGAACTCAGCAAAGCTGTTGCCTGTGCTGGAAGATCTCGTAAGTCGGCATTCAACGAAAAGAATCCGCCCCGTGTTGCTGCCGGTTCGTCGACTACGTCACCGGCCTTGATTGAAGCAAATCGCATTGGCCACATCAACCGCTCTTCTTTCGACTTTCCAGAATTCAACTTCTCGAATTGTGCCAAGTCGCCACGGTCCAACTTTGTCGCCAGACTCACGCCAAACGATTCAGGATCGCTTTCCGCCAGATCCATGACATAGTTGCCCAGATCGCCCTGCGGAGACGTAAACGCAGCGTCTGCAATGTGCAGGTCGCCTCGCAGCGTATCGCCTTCGATTCGCACGTTCCGCCATCGACCCAAATAGCTGCCCATGCCATCAGCGGACATATTCGGATGCGTGAATCGGGCTTTCAGTCCGTTCCGGCTTTGGTTCGCGAACTGATACGCCTGATCCAACGTCTTCGCATCAACAGTCCATGGTCGTGCCTCAGCGTCATTCAGGTCGCCAGCCTGCATCAGGGACGCACCGAAAATCACGTTGGCTTTTCGGTCCACTCTGACAGGTCGCTCGGCCGTTGTATCTGTCCGGAAAAATCCCGGATCGGTTGCAGTTTTAAGCTGGTGCATTTTGTGTCTCCATTGGCGTTGTTGTCTCTGCCGTCAACGGCTGCAACCCCAGTGCCGCCCGTGCTTTGTTCACCCTTGATTCCATTGCCGCTTTCGCAATCTGCTCACGCTCAATCTGAACCAGTGTTTCGTCAAAGTCTCTGCCGCGGCTCGCCAGGCTTTCGGTTTGCGTCGTAAGTCCCGCACCGATTGCCAGAATATCCGCGTTGACTTCCTTCTCCGGATCGACCCACGGCCATCCGGGCGGAATCCATGCGTGTTGCAGAAAGTGATCCCGGTTTTCTTCATACTTCACCGGATCAACGCTTAACTTACCCTGCACCACACACTGATCAATGAATCTCGCCCAGACTTTTCGGTAAACAGATTCGATGTCTAATTGTTGCCAGATCCTGAACGTGATTCGCCCGTCAATCAGGGCCAATCTGCCACCGCTAAAATTGTTCGTGAACTGCTTTGCCAACAATTCGTACGGATATCGCAGAGCGGCTGCTACACCATGCAATGACCACTCGACATATGGCCCCAGCGTTGTGCCAGGTCTTGCCGGATCGCTGAACTGAATGCCCTCGCCTTCGGCCAGATACTGAATGCTACCAGGTGCCAGATCCTCAAGGTTCGAACGTGACCGCCCCTGTTCCGCCAGAATCACAGGATCGGTCACGCCAGTAACAAAAGCCCCATGGCAAGCGGCAACCTGCTCAGCAACCAAATTGGCGTAGACGAATTCTTTCAGGTCTTTGAGTTTCGCCATTGCCGGAGCCAGCCACGGAACGCCGCGCAGCTGTCCCGGTGTTTGCTCCTCGTAGCAGTGCAGAAGGTCATCAAGGCTGACCT